GTGAACAATATACCTACCTCTATTAGGGTTTTGTAATTGATAACCTACTGCATACCTAACCGCATCAATAAGGTGGTTGTATTTATCGATTGGTGTATTTGATTTGCGTTCTAACCAACGATAGTTATTAAGTTCTTTAATTAAATTAGTGCTATCAGGACTTACTACTAAATCATAGTCTTGTAGTAAACTAATTCCGTATGTAACACTACCTTGACCTTTAATTGATGGTAGTACATTGCACCCCTTTGCTTTCATCTCGTGTATAAGACGTGGTTCTGCGCTATCCACAATTATAAGGCTTTCTTTAGCGTGTTTCTTGTTTAGTTCAACCATCTGTGAAGTAGTAAGCCTTTCTAAATAAAAACACTCTTTTAAATATATTGTTTTTGTGCTTGTGTGTATATTAACTTCTATTAAGGTGCTTGGGTCTGCTGCAAATCCTATGTCTTGACCAAACACACTAACGCTATACCTTTTAAATTCTCCAATAGTCCAATTATCAAATATTACACCCTCTGCTTTGTTTAACCACGCACCTAACATTTGTTGTTTATATTTTTCAGGTCTGCGTTCTCGCATTTGTTCTATCTGCTCTATATAGCTTTTAGAAAGGTTGTCTATATTGTCTTTGTATGTGGTGTGTATATAGGTAGTATTGCCTTTAGTTATATTGCTACCCTCTTGCACCCCTCTATCTTCAAAGAAACGTCTATATATAAAATGCTCTTTAGTAGTTGGGTTTAGTATTAGTATAACTCTGTTTTGTAAACCTTTTTCCCTTACAGATAAATCAATAGTATCAAACTTTTGCTCGTCTGTTAGTTCTTCAGCTTCATCTACTACCCACGTTGTAATACCTTGTAAAGATTTAAGGTTTGCGGTTTGGTCGCCACTAGAAGTTTTAATACCTCTAAATATTATTTTGCTACCTGTCTTTTTGTTTAGTATTTCGTCTTTAGTTATGTGGAAGTGTTCTATTGAGCCAAACTGTTCTAGCTTGTCTATAAATTCAGGTATAATAGAAATATATGCAGATGTTAATGTATAGCGTGTAAACAGTATAGTGTGTCCTGCTTGGTATGTTAGCATTACTAATAAAGCATTTATAGAAAACGACTTACCACTACCACGCCCACCACTAACTATAAAATACCTACTATCGCTTTGTACAATAGGCATATATTTTTTCTTAACCTCAATCAATGTTTAGTCTACAAACTTTAATAAATCTCTAAAATTAATATTTAAACCCTCTGAACTGTTTATATCTACGCTATCTTTTGGTTTACCATACCTGTACCCTAAATACAGTTGTAATGCTCGCATATCGCCTTTATGTACTAACTCGCCTAACTTTTCCAATGCTTCGTCTTTGTCTATTATAGCATCTAAGCGTTCTATTAGCTTTTGTTCTTGTGCCTTTGGTTTTCTACCTGCGCCTTGTCTTGCGCCACCTCTATTTTCTACTTTCATATTTTGAAAAACTTTGATTAATCAAACTACTAATATATAAACAGAATTATATTTTTTTAGAATAACCTTTGTTGTGCTTTGTGTTGTTCTATTCTTTTATTTGCCATATCTACATATTTTGGCTCAATATCAAATCCTATAAAGTTTCTATTTTCTTTTACTGCCATTGCACATTCTGTACCACTTCCTGCGAATGGCACTACAACTAAATCATTTTGTCTACTGCAAGTTAATATTAAAGCTCTTGTTAATGTTTCGGGTTTTACTGTATCGTGTTTATATTTTGCGCCTGTCTTTTGTGCTTCATTACTAAAGTTTAATATTTCCTGTAAATTCATAAAATTATTAAAAGGTCTGCGCAATTCTTCATACTCTTGGCGCAATTCTTCATACTCTTTGCTTAAATAAGGTCTACACCATTCTTGAAGTTTTATATACATTTCTTTGGTTATCATTGTTGGCTCTTTTTTATCCAAACTTAAACAAGCAGAAGCCACACCCCCACCATTTGTTGCTGTACCTAATGCTTTATTAACCTCTTTTAAAACTATTTTATTTTTTGCTTTTACTATTTCTTTCCTTATATAATCTCTAATATGATAAACACATTGTGTTAAATTATACTGCTCTTTACTATACATTAAAATTCTTTCAGTACAGGGTGCAAAACTTCGCAAACCCTCGCTTTTTTCTAAACCCATAAAGCTACCTTTATTCCAAACAAGATTATTAATTAAATTAAAATGTTTATCAAATATTATTTGGGCATAAGCTATTTTTTTATCATCGCCATACCAAAATAAAGTACCATTATCAGCTAATAACCTTTTACACTCAATAGCCCATTTTTCAACGTCTTTTAAATAATCATCAAAGCTATCCCATATAAAATCAAAATCGCCTTTAGTTTCAAAATAAGGTGGGTCTGCTATAATTAAATTTGCACATTTATTAGGCAAATCATTATTTAAAAAATCTTTATTGTATATCTTATTTAGCATAGTACAGGGTTTTTAACAGGTCTGTTTAATGTAGCACCTTTTACTTCTTTTATTTTTTTTTGTGGTTTAGTTGTTTCTATTAGTTTGTTGTATACCTTTAGTCTTGTGTTTATAAAGTTGTCTATTGTTTCTTCGTTCCATTTGCTAATCGTGTCTAAGACGTTGTCTAATAGTCTTTCTTTTTCTTCGCTTATCACGTCCTCTGACCTAATTATATTTAGTTTGTTTTCCTTTATAACTTGGTTGTATATTTTCTTATCGTGTTTCTTAACTATATCAAAATCTCTATAATGATACAACGCTGCATCGTGTTTTAGTCCTATCTCTTGCCCTAATGATTGAAACGTGTACCCTAACTCTCTTGCAAGTCTACAATACACCTTTCTAGCGTATGAGTATTCACGTTGTCTATTGCGTTCTGATATATCAAATTTATAGTATTTGTTTAGTTCTTCTTTAAGTTGTTGTAGTGTCATTATTCTATCTTTGTAAATTCTGCGGTTTGTGTTTCGTTTATCTCGTCTTTGTTCTTAAAATATTGGTCTACTAGTGCATCTATTATTACTAGTTCATCAATAGAAGCTACTTTTATTTTGTGTATTAAGCTATCTATTTTGTTTAGTACGTTTGTACACATTTCAGGGTTGTTATAATATATAGTGTTAAACCCCTGTTGGTACACTTGTTCTAGTAGTTTGTTAGTTTTTCCAACTTGGTATTTTATGTTTTGTTTAAACGCTTCACTTCCTTTTAATTCATCGTTTGCCTCTAGTAGAAGTTGTGCTATTAGTACACTCTTTAAATAGTTTAGGTATCTAGGGTTTAGCGTTTCTTCTATTTGTTCTTCTCTATCCATTTTTCTTGCTCGTTTCTTATGTATTCTATTTCACGTCTTAAATAATCTGCAGCTTTTTCTAAGTCTTTTAATTCACTTTCTTTTTTACCTGCTCTACAAACGTATTTAATAATATTACCTCTATTGAAGTTTAGGTTATAATCTTTTATAAAGTCTATAACATCATAGCCTTTGCCATTCTCGTAATGTAAATAAGTTGCTCTCATACTATTGCATTATCTAGTTTTTCTATTAAGTATCTTAACTCGCTACGTTCAAACTTGCCTGTAACTTGTGCATTATAAGTCTTAAACGTCAAATGATACATATCTTTTTCAGCTTCGTGTTTGTTTTCTTTTTTTCCTAAGTACTCTATTTTTAAATCAAATTTCATTTTTATTTATTTTAGTTAATTCATTTTGGTATGCTTGTGCAGCTTCTTTTTCGTTTGTGAAAAGTCCAAGATATTTTTTTTTACCATTTATTACTATACTTGACTGCCATTTTCTATTTTTTTTATTCCAACAAACACCAACATATTTACTTGAACTTTTAATATGTTTTCTATTAGTGTTTTCTCTATTAGTTGTAATTTCTAGGTTGTATAAATTATTATTTTGACGATTTCTGTTAATATGGTTTACTACTAATTTAAATCCACAAGGCTTATGATTAAGAAAAGCATATGACACTAATTTATGAATAGTTAATGTTTTAGATTTAGCGTTTTTATTTAATTCAACAACAAAATAACCATTAGTAGCTAAAGAATATTTTAGTAACTTACCTTTTAATTTCCTGCCTCTTATGTCAATCCTATCTAAACTCTTAACGTTTCCTAAATTACTGACTTGATAAAACCCTTCATAATTTGGTATATCACGCCAAACCTCAACACCTATTCTACTTAATAGACTTGCTATCATAATTCGCCTGTTAAACAATAATTATCTAAATCTGCACCCTCTATAAAAAACTTGTTATATAGGTCTAGTGCTTTTTCTACTTTTTCTTCGCCTCTGAAATAAAATTCTTCAGAGCAGTTAAATATACCAATATCTAGACTGCCTTTATCTAAAGCTAAGAAATAAAAGTCTTTATAGCTTTTACCAAACAAATTACAATATAAATAACATTGTACATCATATCCGTACTTATTAGCCGAATAGCTAAACCCTTTTATATCAGTTGTAGTTTTAAGGTCTACTATTCTATTTGTACCTAGTACGTCTGCTTTACCTCTAAAAGGCATATCCATTACTTCGCCAATTACAGGTACTTCAAATTCGCTATTTCTTATTAGTTCCTTTGCGTGTTCGTTTCTTAAAAACGCATCAGCTAAACGTTCCGCATCACTTTTTTCCTTAGCCGTAAATACTCTAGGATTTTCAGCTTTAGCCTCTCTAAACTTCTTTGTGTTCTTACTCTGTACGTCTATAAAAGTTTGTGCCTCGAAAACGTTAGGCTCTAGTATAGCGGTGTGAAATAACCAACCATCACGCAAAGCCTGACTAGATGGACTTCCATACTCTAAACTAAATTTATACGTCTTAGGACTTGAAAGGAGTTGTTTTAAGCTACTACTACTTAAAGCTAAGGTGTTTAGTTCTCCATAGTAAAACTCGTCATCTAACATACGTTTAAGCAACTCTGCTTTGTCGTAATATTTATTGTCTAGTAATTTAATCTTTTCCATTATTCTAAATCATAGTTTTTACAATCTTCTGAACAGTATGTATCGCCATCTGTTTCTTTGTCGCACATTCTACAAGTGCTTATTTCTTCGTGTTCGTCTATATAGTGCATTTCGTATTTACTTAAATCGTCTTTTAATTGTGTTATCTCGTCTTGAAGTGTTTTTATTAAATCGTTCTTTTGTTGTCTAACTAGTGTTATTCTTTTGCGTAATACTTCGACCTCTGTACGCATTCCGTTTACAAACATACCTATTTCATTCATTGCCTTTACGCAATTTCTAAGGTCTTTGTTTAATGGTTTAGCATCTTTCCACTCCATTATCTTATCAGCTAAAAAATTAAACCACAAATGATATGCTTGTTTTTGTAATAAGTCCATTATGAAGCTGCGCCTGTAATAAACCCTAATACAAAAGTTAGTGAAGCAAACAACAATATAGCCATACGGATAATAAATGCTCGTGCCTCTTTACGTTCTTGTTCTTGTTGTTCTAATTCTTTTTGAGTGTAAACCTCAATCCTGTTTTTTCGTGTTTGGATATGTAACCCTGTTTTAGTTTTCTTCATTGTTATTGTATTTTATTATTATAATCATCAAAATCTATACTATCAGAATATTTATCAAAATATTCTTCTGCATCACAAAGCAAGTCTTGTAATGTTTGTAAATTATCCATATTTAAACAAATATAAGA